GCCTGGATGCCTTCGTCACGGTCCACGCGGAGAACGAAGGGCGTCAGGCGTTGGTTGTAGGAAACGAAGGTCCAGTACGGAGCCCCCGTGACGAACATGCTGAAATGGACCTGCGGCGCGTAGTCGTCGGGCAGCTTGCCGTCGAGAAGGTACTTGATGTGATTCGGTGCCTGCGGCGATTTGATCTCTAGGCCGCTACCGTCCTCTAGCATCCCGTCTGGACTGCACCCGTAGCGCCCGCAGTCGGTGGTGATGAAGCCGACGCGGTTGACCTTCTTGCCCGTCTCAAACTCATACCACGGAATGGCGATGGTTTCGAGGATCTTGCCTTGATCGACCGCGAACCCGCCCAGCATCTCGGGCGACCAGTTTACCAGCTTCTCAGCCAGCTTGCGGCAGATGTACGAATCGACCCCGGCACCCTCGCGGACCTTCCATTTGGGCGTGATAAGCGCGTCAACCTCGCTGGCTGTGACGACGCCCATGCGCGCCAAATACCAGCTAGGCGACCCCTGCTCTACGGCGTGGACCTTCACGTGGCACCCCGCTTCTTTTGGAGGGACCGGAATAGGCCGTCGTAGCGGGCTGATCCAATGTCCTCAAACTTGGTCGCACCCGCGTACTTGAGGAACGCCGGCACGTTAGCGCCGACCTCCTGGCACAGTTCCTTGAGCGTCTGCGCCTGTTCGTGCGTGATAGGCGATCCCTCGTTGCGTGCGTCTAGGCCGTCGCTGTCGCGCTCGACTAGGATGTTTAGAGCGTTGCACAGGGCGTATCGCTTCGCGTACGTCATCGCCGCCCCGTCGGCTTGGCTTTCGGTGGCACCGTAGGGACCAGCCCCCGCCCGCACAAACGCCTTGTAGTCCTTTGAGTGCCCCGAAACGTGCTGGATCGTGCAGGTCTGTACGATGCGCCCTTCGGCAAAGTCGGTTGAGAAGCTGATAGACAAGCCGTGCTTTTCGCACAGGGGGCGCACCTCGCGCATGATCTCCTCGTAGGGCAGGAAGTGGTATTTGATGCTTCCCGGCTCCTTGCCGGGGACCGCCTTCGTCGGCTTGAAGGACTTCATCTCGTTTTGCAGCGCCGAGAACGCCCTCGCGTACTCCGCAGCCGCAGCTTCCTTCTTCATGTCGCGGTCAAGCGCGACCAGGCGCTCCATAACGCCTACGCTTTCGGCGGTGATGCCAGCGGCGATCACCTGTTGCATGAGGGCGAGCGGGGTTGGTGCGGGCGATTCCTTGCGCGGGTCGTCCGAGATCAGGTCTAGCGTTTGTGTTTCGCTCATAGGGCCTCCAGGTTATTAAGCTCATCGTTAAGGGATTTGATGCGGCGTTGCTTTGCATTGCCGAGGCGCTCAACAGCTTCTTCAAACGTGTCGCCAACCTCTAATATTCCGGCGAGAAATGCGGAGGTATAAAAACCTCCTGCCGATCTGATTGCAAAGGACAGCTCAAGACCGGGCAGGTTGAAAGTTTTGGCTTTCGCCTCAAGGAACTCAGAGAGTTCCGCAACTGTCGTGTCTGGTGGTATTTTACTCATGGGGGAAAGTGATAACGCCGTAAACCCTGCGGTAGCGCCCGTCGCGTCCGTGCTTGCGGCGCTCGATGCGCGCCCAGCTCTCAAGGATGGCCTCGACAGCCGCCAGGTCTCGCGCCTCCTGCGCCTTCCTGCGCTGCCGCCTGTCGTATAGCCAGCCGCAGCCAGCGACCGCGCAAAGGGCCAGAACCAGCACGCCGAGCAGTTGAATGTCGCTCATGGGTCACCCGCTAGGTTAAGCGCGTAGCAACTCGGGCACATGCCGTGCGAAATCTCATAACCGTGAGCGCGGGCCCATTCGGTGTTCGCCGGCCTGTCCTTTTCGCACCAAGCACAAACGGTGATGATTTTCTGCTCGCGGTCGCACGCCATTACGTCGGGCGGTAAGATTAGCGCGTCGGTGGTCATGTTAGTTCCATCCTTCGGCCATAGCCTCGGCGCTGTCCCGCGGGTCGCGCTTTTCCTCAACCTCAAGCTGTTCTGCGGCCTTTTGGTCGGCCTCCAACTGCCTGCACGCCGACTCAAGCGCCAGGTCAACCTCGTAGTAGATCGCCCAGCGCGCGTCCAGCGGAAGCGAGCGGTCCATGACCGCGTGTTTGACCAGCTCGGTCAGCGTCCAGTCGTACCCGTTCTGGTCTTGGAAGGTGGGGGTGCTCATGCCCGGCCCTCCGCTTTGGCGATTTCGGCCTGCAAAGAAAGAATCCAGCCGGGCTTAGGGTTGAGCGTGCACTTACCTTCCTCAACGTCTATTGCGTGCTGCTTGAGCGCCCAATAGACCGCGTTCTTGGCGGCCGCCAACAGCTCCGGAGCGGCGGCGATCAGGCGGGCGTTGGCCGTGTCCAATTCGCGGTTTCCTGATGCTAGAACTTTGGCGATTCCGTCCGTTCGGTTGCCGATGATGGTCGTAACAGGTTCGGTGGAATGCGGGTAGGATTCCCACGGCCCCGGCGTGTGCTTTGTGGCGTTTGTCATGGTTGGATGTCTCGGGTTGGCTGCGGCTCGGACGAATCCGACTTAGCCCTATGCGTCTTGCTTTGGGACCGCTTCCAACCTTTGACGAGGGCACTCTACGCGACACGTCGCGCTATTCAAGGAGTAACTTTGTTAGGTTGTGCAAGTCGCTTTGCCGCATGGAATTTAGCCCATCTTATTTTTGCTGCCTTAGCGCATTGCTCACTCGTCCGCTTGCAGTTTTCGGGGTCCACGTTGGCCCGTGCTCGTTTAAGGTGTTCGCGTAATGTGATAGCTGGCATGGTAGTAACGCGACGTGTTGCGCAGATAGCTGGAAATGTCAAGCCGCCACGTCGTCGCAGAACTCGCGTAGCCGCCTCACGACTGCTTTCGCCGTGTTCTCGTCGTTGAACCGCTCCGCAAGCGTAATGCCCGTGTATTGAGTCGTGATAATCGTCGGCCGGCGCCAGTTGCAGCGGTGCCTAAGAATCTTGAGCACCAAGGCCTCTCGATTGGCCTGCATCCGGTCGTTTCCGAGGTCGTCAATGACAAGGATTGGCGCGTGCATCATGTCCTTGACGTTCTCGTCGGGCAAGTCGATGGACTCGACAAAGGTGACAGGGTGCCCGCGCTCCATGAGATCCCGGGTGAGCCGCCACGCGGCCCGCGTCTTGCACTTGCCTGTCGATCCGTGGATGAGCAGCCCCTTGCCGAGCTTCGGGTCAAACTTGAGCATCTGGCGCAGGAGAGGCGCATTGCCTTTCCTGTCGTCCCAATCAGCGCGGAAGTCGGGGGGACAGATGCGCTCCCATTGCTCGCGCTGGCGCTTCCTAAGCTCGCCATCACCCTTTGCGGCCTCGTAGCAGGTCGGGCACGAGTTGACCGGATACCAGCCCACGGCGCCCTTGATCTGGGTCCAGGGGGGCAACTCCAGCGGCAGGTTGCAGAACTTGCAGCACCCGTCAAAGGGGTGTTTCGCCGTGGTATAGTCGTCAACGCCTCGGGGAAAAATCCAGCCCAGCGCATCGCCTATGCTTACGGGCTCGTCGCGCTTTCGGCCTCCAAGCTCAACTTGCGGATCGTACGGTTGCAGCATCTCAAACGGGACTTCGGGTTCTTCATTCATGGTTAAAAGCCTTTGGCGTGTTCCTCGTCTGTGACTTCAGGGCGCTGCCATTTGACTGTCGTTGACTGCCGGGGTGGGCCTACGTCGCAAGCCGCCCAATGGTCACACAAAGCTCGCGGTGTGAGTGCTGCACCGCTGAAATGCTGGCGGTAGTTCGCTGCCCTACGTTCAAACTCGGCCTGATCCACGGTCGGTGCTACCTTCTTGATCTGAGCAGCGGCCACCGCGCAAGACTGTGCGCTCCTAGGCGTCATCTGCATTGGGTCGATGTTGCATGCCCTAGCCAGCGCATCGCAAATCTCGTTTCTGGCCCGCGGCGGCTTGGCCGCTGCCAAAGTATTGGAGTCAGGAGATGAAGATGGAGTAGGAGATGGAGACGGAGAGCATGCGTTTGGCATATGGCTTGGCAGAGGCTTGGCATTGCCAACCCATCTCTTTTTTCCGTTTATTGCCTGTTTTTGGCGATAATCCTCCTGTTTTGCCCTCACTTCCTCAAGTCGGGCGTTTTTCAGTCCATCGGACGTCTTGCCAAACTTTAGCCGAACCTCTGCCACCGCATGAGGGTTGGCAATGCCACCGCATCGCTTGATAAAGTCGTCGCTGTCAGGCACCGCGCCATTGTCCCATTGGTAGCAAAGAAGCCGAATGTAGGCGCCGACCGCCTCGGCTGACATGCCCAGGGTGCCCATCATAAAGTCGGCGGGATAGAATTGAAATGCGGGTGCTTTCACTGTCGGAAGGTATCGCCCCCGCTTTCGCCAAGGATTCATCCCGCTATGCGGGCATGGGTACTCACGGGGGCGTCCCCTTGCGGGAAATGTGTTGAATCAGTTTTAGGCCGGCGAATCAGCCGACGCGCAAAGAATAGGGCATTCTTTTGCCAACCTTCAACGCCAGAATGAGCTTGCATCGCTTTTGGTAAATGGTTTATCAGAACGCACAAGCAGCTTCCCGTGCCGTTTACCGTTCAATTCGGCGCTTCCGCAAGCAAGCGGCCGGGTTTAATGCTTGACCTGCGCCCAACTCCGTCCGATTTGGAAGCCACCATGCCACAAGCTGCTAACAAGAAATGGGGCGAGGACAGCTTCATGCAGGATGATTACTGCCACAAGGGGCGCTCGGTCCACGGCGCAGGCGACGCCCACCTAAGCGGCGAAGTCCTGAATCCCTCCGACTACCACCGCCCGATGGGCGAGCAGTACGGCACCACGACCTTCAACCCTGGCGCCGCCAACAGCCGCACCGAGCACCGCACCAAAAACATCGCCGGCAAGGGCCCGCGCGTCGATTCCGAGTATTGGGGCACCGTCGTCCAGCGCAGCGCCTCCCTCAAACCCGGCTCCATCCCGCACGGCGACGCCGTCGGCTCGGAGCAGTTCGACGCCCGCACCTGGCCGAACGGCAAGCGCCCCGGACGCCCCGACGCCACGGGCCGCGTGAACAGCGAATCCCACGCCCGCGTCACCAACAAGCCCTAGCCATGGCACTCTACCCGCAAGTCGCCGTAACGTCCACGAAGCAGCTCCTCGGCCTGCAGATCGCCGGAAGCGCCAACGTCGGCCAAGGCCAGTATGCCCGCAACGGCACCCGCCAGATCACGGTCCTCAACAACGGCGTGGGCGCAGGCACGGTTTACGTGCAGCTCGTGCCCACCGGCACGGCCTCGACGCTGACAACCTCGACTTACACCTTCGCAGTCCCGGCGCAGCCCAATCCCTACGTCTATACGCTCACGCCGGCCCAATGGTCGCAGTATTCACCCGCAGGGTTCGACATTTGGGTGATCTCGAACACGACCGCCAACATCAACGTCCAGACGCAACCGTTCTGAGCAACGGGGATACTTAAGGGGTTGGCGTTTTGCCCCTGTCAAGGTAAATCATGGCGAACGCTGCAGACGTAAATGATCCAGACGTGCTAGCAGACATTTGCAATCGCTTGTCTGCAGGAGAGACAACACGCAAAGTTACACAGAGTTACGGCGCTACCTTTGAAAAGCAGTTTTGGAAGAAAATGGCTGCTGACGCTACTTTTTCCGCAACTATCTCGCGCGCGAGGGAAGCAGGCCAGGACGCGCTAACCGCCGAGACCATTGATATTGCCGACGAGGCCACTGAGGAGAACGTACAGTCTGCGAGGCTTCGCATTTGGGCGCGTCAATGGTACGCGAGCAAGCTAGCTCCGAAAAAGTACGGCGACCGCCTGCAGCACGCCAATAGCGCGGGCGATGGCGACCCCGTTGTTACTATCAAGCTAGAAAGCCCCCTGCCCCCGATAAAGACCGATGCCTGACGCGGTGATCCCGTACACGGCGCGGTCGGCCTTCATCCCGTTCCACCAGCGGACAGAGCGAGACGCAGTGCTCGTGTGCCATCGGCGCGCGGGCAAGACTGTCGCGCTTGTCATCGAGCTCATCCTTCGCGCCCTCGCCAACACCCGAAAACAACCTGCCCCCCAATATGCGTTTTTCTACCCGACTTGGAAGCGTGCAAAGGACATTGCGTGGCCTTACCTCAAGTATTACACAAAGCCCATACCTGGGCGAATCGTGCGTGAGGGCGATCTGTCTATTGAGCTGTGGGATGGCGGTCCTAAGATTACACTTTACGGGGCGGCCAACAGCCGCGGCGTTGGTCTCTATCTTGACGGCGTGGTCTATGACGAGGTGGACGAGATCCCGCAAGCGGTGATTAGCGAGGTGGCGCCGGCGCTGTCGGATCGCATGGGCTGGAGCGTCTACGCCGGGATGCTCAAGGGGCGCTACAACCTTTGGAAGCGGTACGAGAACAGCGTGGGGCGCCCGGGATTCTTCACGCTTTGCCTGCGGGCGAGCGAGAGCGGCATCATCCCGACGCAGGAGCTTGGGCGGCTACGAACCGTGATGGGCGAGGCGGCCTACGAGATGCAGCTAGAGTGCAACCCAAACGCCGCCATTGCCAACGCGATCTACGGGACGCAGATGGACCAGATGCGCAAGGAGGGGCGAATCAAAAAGCTCCGCACCGTGCCCGACGCGCCTGCCTACGTGTTCTTCGACATCGGCCACTCGATGCAGGGCGACGATTGGAGCATGTGGGTCATGCAGCTCGATGGCCGCGATATACTGGCGCATCGCTACTACGCGAGGAGCGGGCAGCTTCCGGCGCACTACGCTAATCAGATATTCGCCTTTGAGGAGGAGCTTGGCGTGCGCGTGCATACGGTTTATCTGCCGCATGACGGGACGCGGCAGGATAGGCATGGGGTAAGCGCCAAAGACGACCTAGAGGCCGCGGGGCTGCGCGGCAGGGTGCGTACGGTTATCCGTACGCCGAAGCTCTGGGATTCCATCAACGACGTGCGCGCCATGCTGTCGCGGGTGTGGATTGACGCCGAGGGGTGCAGCCAAGGGTGGACGCTAGGCGAAAACGAGATGCCAAGCGGTATCGACTGCCTGGACTTTTACACGAAGAAGGTCGAGGCGCAGACCGGCATGATTACCGAAATCCCGGTGCACAACCAGTATTCGCATGGCGCAGATGCCTTTAGGACGTTCGTGGAGGCGCAAAAGAACGGTCTTATCGACGGCGGCATGAGCGCGTATGAGCGCAGCACGCACCGCGACTCGATCAAGGTGAGCCGCGAGCCAAACCACTACCAGCAGGCGGCGCGGAGGAGGCCGGTGAGCGTCCGATGAGCCCGTGGGAGCGCATCGTTGCGAAGTACGCCGAGAAGGGCGACACGTCGCTTGGCAAGGCGCTCGACTTCAACCTGGCACATGGCTTCGTGTTCTCGACGCCGGACTTCTTTGTGATGGGCCGCCAGAGCAACTACTGCACATGGTTCATCGAGGCTTTCGCGGGCGACATGAGCAAGGCGTGGGACATCCTGCCCTACCCGCTGGAATGGATCGCGTACTATCGCTTCGATAAAACCTTGCACAGAATCCCTCTTTCAGTTGTAAGGCGATATACCCGACATGAGCATGAAATGGCGCAGACAGATTGAGCAGCAGCAGCAGGGGGGCGGAGGCGCGCCCGAGAGCCCCACGGTCCCGCCGCCTACGGCCCCGGCTAGCCCCAACAACGCGGCGAGCTTGGCGGTCGAGCAGGCGACGTTCCGGCAGCAGCTTCGGCGCAAGTCGATCAACTCCACGATAACGGGCGCGGGAGGCGGATACGTGCCGCCGGCCGGAAGCGGCCCCATGTCGCCTGGGGGCAACGGCCCGATGACGCCGCCAGCGAAATGATCGACGGCCTCCTCAATTCACCCGAGGCGCACGGCTTCGAGAAGATCGTGCCGGATAGCTGGCACGAGTATTTCAAGCGCGAGATGAAGCGCCCGATGGACGCCTTCGAGCTGCAGACGCTTGAGAAGATGAAGCAGGATCTTGACCGCGCCAACGCAAAGCTCGTGCGGCACGGGGCGGCGCACATGGTGCATGGGCACGAGGATTTGCTCGAGCTGTTCGTGGTGCGCGTGAGGGCGCACGAGGCGGAGGCGGCGACGCGCAAGATCATGGTGGGATACACGGGAGGGCGACGTGGCTGAGGCCGACAGCCTAGGGATGCGGCTCTTTAAGAGGGCCGATGGCCTGCGCGCCAAGCGGTCGTCCGTCATGGACCCGCAGTGGCAGCAGATAAGCCAATACTTCTGGCCCGACGTTTCGGACATCAACACCGAGAAAACGGAGAGCACGGAAAACTGGTTTAATCGAATCTACGACACGGCGCCGGTCAGGGCGGGTCAGACCTGCTCGGTTGGCGTCAGGAATTGGGTGACGCCTTCGACCGAGCCTTGGCTTGACCTGTCGCCGCCCTACAACCTGACGAAGCAGGCGTCGAGCGCGCCGTCGCAGAACCCGAGGATCAACCGCATCTCGAAGCCGCCGAGCGACCCCGTGGACGATCAGGGCCAGGACGACGCCACGCGTTGGACCGCCGACACGGCAAGCCAGATCCTCAACTGGTTCAGCGAGTCAAACTTCTACTCGGTCATTCAGCCCTACAACCGGAGCGCCTGCACGTTTGGCACGGCGCTGATGTTCATGGAGGAGGGCAAGGAAACGACCTACAATTTCGAGCAGTTCAAGGTCGGGACGTATTGCATCGCTGAGAATGAGGAGAAGATCGTCGATACGGTGTTTCGCTGGTTTAAGCTCACGGTG